ACCGTTGTGCAGAAGCGCCAGTTTCCGGGAGCCCGGTTTCCCACCAAGATGACAGTCGGCAGCCGCAACACCGACGAGTTGAACGATTGGTTGTTTGACGGCGGACTTGCCGTTCGCCGCGAGCTGTCCGAGGTCTGGGATGCAATGCCTCCGCTCACTATCAACCGCCTCAACATCGGCCTGTCGATGGACGACGAACTGCGCGATATCCTCGCCGGCTTCAAGACGCAGGCCCAGATCGATCAGGCCGTCGCGGCGAACGACGAGCACATCGCCACCGCCCGCCGGAAGATCGGCGAGGCCAAGGTGTGCGAAGCCGCCACCGAGATTCGTGATCGCGTGGCCAGCGGTGCCGGTGCCATCCTCGTCGGGGCTTGGCATACCGGCGTCATCGACGCTCTGGTCTCCGAGCTGTCGGACCTGCGGGTCGCCGCTCTCGACGGCCGAACCAGCAGCGCCCGCAAAGACGAGCTGCAGCGCGCTTTTAACTCCGGCGAGCTGGACGTGCTGGTCGGCCAGATCGCGGCCATGGGCGTGAGTCTGAACCTGCAGCACGGCGGCAACCGCATCATCGTGGTCGAGGAGGACTGGAGCCCCGCGATCATGGACCAGTTCTACGCCCGCCTGCACCGCATCGGGCAGACGAAGCATGTCCACGTCGACATCCTGCAGTCGGACGACAAGCTGTCTCAGGCCGTGGCGCGCATCGCTTCCGCGAAGCGGAGATCTCACGCTATAGCAATGGAGGTTTAAGATGAGTCTTCGTGATGCAGTTCTGCGCGGTGCCGATATCCACGAATCCCGGAAGGAATGGGGCTTCAACCGAACAACCTACTTGAACAGCTCGGAGGCTGACTCTTGCATCCGCAGCATATGGTATTCCAAACATCGTCCGGGAGAGGCAGCCGAGCAGGACTGGGGGTACGCCCGGCGCGGCCACGCTGTCGAGCGTTACATCATCGACAGTTTGTCCATTCTGAACGACGTGTCCCTCGACCTTGTGGGCGCTGGTCAGGTCAGCCTGCAGGACGAGGAGCGCCGGCTATCGGCGACACCCGACGGGGTCATACGATTTGGCGACGGAGACTGGTTAGGCCTTGAAGTCAAGTCAATAGACCCTCGTACTAACACCGGGCGTCTGCCGAAGCCAGCTCACATTACCCAAATCCGTATCGCGATGGCTTTGCTGAACCAGCAGCGGGACTACAATTTGAAACATGGATACCTGCTGTATGTCGACGCTTCGAACTTCAACCGCATGTTCGAGTTCGTCATCGACGCCGACGACCGCATCCTTGACGTTTACGCCAAGAAGGCAACGCGGGTGTTTTCGGCGGTGACGGACACCGTCTTAGATCGCGAGGGCAAGCGCACCGGCGAGTGTAAATACTGCGCCTTCTCTGCTATCTGTGGAGTGGCTGCCGGCGAGAGCAAGACGCCGCGCCCGCAGGCTCGACCCGCCGGGTTCGACGCCACCGTGCTGCGCTACGCTGAGCTTCAGGATACCGAGGCCGCCATCAAGGCGGAGAAGGACAGCCTGAAGGAGGATATGAAATCAGTCCTGCAGACCGCAGGGCACATGATTGTCGGCAACATCGAGGTCTCGATGTCGCTGGCCAAGGGACGTGCCAGCCTTGATCGTAAGGCTGTCGCGGCGGCGGGTATCGATCTGAGCCCGTTTGAAAAAGTAGGCGCTCCTGTTGAGCGCCTTTCTGTAAAACGTGTCAATTAAGAGGTGACTAAAATGACTAACGCACTGACTGCTTTTATTAACAACACTAACCTGCCTGTCATGGACGACGACGCGATGGCTGCCGCCATCGATGCTAGCCAAGAGGAGGAGGGATATACTCAGGGAGGCGGCCTTACCTTCATCGACTTCTCGGGCAAGATGAACCAGTACCGCGTCGGCAGGGATCGTGACGCCATGGATCCGGAGAAAATGTTTTTGTTCGAGCCAATCTCCGCAATTAAAGGCTGGATCTGCTGGAAAGGTGGAAAGGTTGTTGATCGTAAGGAGTGGTCTTACTTGGACAAGGCCGCCGCCGTATCGTCGGAGTTTCTGGACGACCATGGACCCTACAAGGACGGCGACGGATGGAAGCCTCTGCGCGGCTTCGGGTGCGTTGCCCTCGACGGCAGCGGGGAGAACTTTAAGTTCACCTCGAACGCCGCCGGTGCCCGCAACTCTATCGAGGAGATGCTGTCTCAAATCTCCAAGAACATTAAAAGCAAAGAGCCATCCTTGCCTATCATCAAGTTCTCGTCAGAGAGCTTTACGTCGAACGAGTACACCAACTGGAAGCCGACATTTCCGGTGGTCGCTTGGGTTACTCGGGATGCCGCCCAGGCGTTCTTCGCAGGAGGTAGCATGGACGACCTGCTTGCCGGCAAGACGCCCAAGAAACTGAAGTAGTGGGAAGGCCGCCGCTTGTGACAGGGCGGCGGCCGTCCCCTGCGGGGGTGTCCTTGAGATTATTTGCCGGGGTAAGATGTACAATCTAATTACAGATATCGACGAGCTGCAGCAGTATGTTGACGCCATTGGCGACGGGTTCTGCGCGCTTGACTTCGAGACCACTTCCCTGCGGCCCCAGGATGGGCGTGTAAGGCTCGTTAGCTTGTTCGATGGTACCCGGGGTGCTGTCGTGGACTTCGACGCTATACGGGGCGGATTTAAGGCCTGTGCGGGCATGTTCAGCCGGGGGGAGTGGATCGTATTCAACAGCGGGTTCGAGCTGCGGTGGTTTATCGCCGCCGGCTGCCCGAAAACACGGTGCCGGGACGTTGGTTTCCTGCGCCGCGCCATCCTCGGCGGCGGCCGCTACAGCCTGAAGCAGGTGGTGGCGTGGGACTTGGACCGGGAGATGGACAAAACCGAGCAGACCAGCAACTGGGCCGCGCCCGAGCTGACCCAATCCCAGCTCGACTACGCGTTCAAGGACGCGGTCGATACCTGGAACTTGTTCCAGCACTGGTATGACAGGTCCGACGAGCTGCACCTACAGGCGTGGGAGCTGCTCGACGGCATGGTGCCGGCGGTGATTGAAATGGAGGACACCGGCATGCTCGTCGACATCCCCCGCCACCGTCAGCTTGCCAAGCATTGGGCATCGATCTCCGAGAGCAAGGTCAAGTTAATCCGAGAGACGGTGCCTGTCACTGCGGTGCAGAATATTAACAGCGACACGCAGTGGAGCGATTTCTTCGCCCGCGAAATGCCCGATAACATCCTGTCGAAGTGGCCTCGCACTGAGAAGACCGGCACGCTGTCCATGACCGGCAGCACGCTGTCGAAGATTGGCTCTCACTTTTTTGGACACTTTGGGGAGAACCCGATCACGACGCTGGTCGACGCTCTGCGCGACTACAAGAAGATGTCGAAGTACCTCAGCAGCTTTGGCGACACGCTAGCCGACAAGGCGCAGATGCACGACGACAACCGGGTGCGCTGCCGGTTTAACATCGGCGCGGCGAAGACCTGCAGGTTCTCGTCGACGGGTCCGAACCTGCAGCAGATCCCGCGCGACCTCGACCTGCTCGGCGAGCGCACCAGCGTGCGATCCTCGTTCATCGCTCCCCCCGGCAAGAAGCTGGTCAGCCTGGACTACAGCGGCATCGAGCTGCGCGTCCTTGCCCTTCTGTCAAAAGACGAGCAGCTCCTGCACGACGTTGTCCACGGCGACGTGCATGCCGAGGTGGCGTCCGTTATCGCTGGCCACCCAATTGACAAGTCAACACCGGAGGGCAAGGCGGCGCGCACCGCAGCCAAGGCCGTCAGCTTCGGCATAATCTACGGGTCCGGTGCCGGTGGGCTGTCCGTCACGATGCGGACATCAAGCACCAAGGCGCAGAAGTATATCGACTTCTGGGCTGAGCGCTTTAGCAACGCCTTTGAATATCGGAACATCATGTTGGAGCAGGCCGCCAAAACGCGATACATCCGGTGCGTCGACGGCGGCACCATCTACATGGGCAAGAACCCCGACCTCCCGAAGTGCGCGAACTACCCTGTCCAACGCGCCGCCCTGTCGGTCATGGCCCGCGCCATCTCCCGGCACAAGCAGACGCTGGACGCGCAGCGTCAGGCTAGACAGCAGCAGCAGACACTGATACTATCCACGATCCACGACGCGTTGATTGACGAGGCTGCGGCCTCCGACGCGCAGGAATGCCTTCGGCTTATGCAGGAGGATATGACCGCCGGTTATCTCGACATGTTTCCGGGAGCCCCAACGGAACGACTTGTCGAGGGTGGTATTGGCATTAACTGGGGCAACTTAGGAGACTAGATATGTTTAAATTGAGGGCTGCAACCCGGGAGTTAAACGACCGGATATCTGATTTAGAGGAGGCCATGGCCCAGATGTCCGCCTCCCTGGAGGAGACACGCAAAGCGGTTTATGTCGCAAGGAAGACGGCGGCGGTGACAGAAGATCTGCACCACAAAAACCCAGGAAAAAGAGCCTACCACAGTACGAAGCATCTTATTTACAAGATGGATGGCCGGATCGATGTCGACAAAAGCGCAGCCCACATCGGACGCAGCGTGTATGAGATTGTGGCGTCGAGATGGCCAAAGGCGAGTGCCGAAGGCCGTATCGATCATGCGGTGCGTGCAAGCACACCCGGTGTTGGAGGTATGCTGAGCCGAGAAGCATGGTTATCCCAGAACCAACAGCAGTTGGATTTATTTAAATGAACGGCAGCAGAACCTCAACCTTTGACCTTCAGAGCGCTGATATAACTCAGCGCAGAGAGGCTGAATATGGCCACCCCCTCGATAACTTTATGAGGGGGCAGGCCATCATGGACGTGGTGGCTGACTGCCCGCACCCTGCGGTGCGGTGCGCCCTCACGTTGATAGCAATCAAGATGGCGCGGCTAATCGCTACGCCGGACCATTTCGACAGCGCCATAGATATCGCCGGCTATGCGCGCACCATTGTCATGGCGCTAGACGAGGAAGATAGGAGAAAGCACGATGGCTAAGACTGGAGCCGAGAGGCAGAAGGAATACGAGAAGCGCAAGATCGAGGCCGGCTTCAAGCGGGTGCCGGTCTGGGTTCCGGTTGACAAGGTTGAGGAGCTGCGCAAGTTTGCGGAGACCCTGCAAAAATAATTCAGGTGGGGGGTTGTCAGGCGCTGCAAACAATTTACCGCATAAAGGAGGGAATCATGGACACGCTAACGCAACAGAGAGCCTTCGACCCCCTTGCCGACGAATTTCGCTGCCACGACTTCGACGAAGATTGTGAGGACATTCCCTGTAAGGTAGGATGCTGGCTATACGACCCGACTCAGGGGTGGTGCCCTTATCTCAAACAAGGTTCGCAATAGGGATTGAGCGATGACCGACGGGATAGAACAAATTATCGCTGCCGTTGATTGGAAGTGCGTTGTGTGCGACACGCCTAAAAACATCGGTTGCGGTTGCTGGTCCGACTGCGCGTGCGGGTGGAAGTTCAGGGCCGCAGGAGAATGCCAAAACCCTGCACATGGCGGCCTCGATGACGGGATTGCCGAGGATGTTTTTTACACGCGCGGCTATTAGGAGAGATTGGGGCGTGTCTGAGCAATCGCACGGAGATGTTCCTCGCCGGATCGCATCGCGGATGCCCCGGCCCCCACTGCCAGCACCGGAGACGGACATGAACAGAAAGGAGGCTCACTGAAATGACAAACAAGGAAGCCGCCGACCTTCTCGGCTGTAGCGTATCGACCGCTCGCCGTTGGCGCTGCGCTTGGTGCGGCCAAGATTATCTCAGCATCGCGCACCAGCGCTGCGGCACGATCTACGGGCCGGAGAAATGCAACACTGATGAACTGGTGCGGAAGTTCAAAGACCTCCGCCAGCCGTCGCAATAGGGAGGGGTTGAGCTATGGCTACCGATTTAACGAGCGCCGAACTTGCCCGCCTCCGAGCCTTCGACGGCATGACGCTGCGCGCGTTTGCGGAGACCCTGCGAAAATAATTCAGGTGGGGGGTTGTCATGCACTGACATCCCCCCTATATTGTGAGCATCAACACAGGAGACCAACCGATGTTCACTGACGCAAACACCGCCCTCGACTTCATCCTCGCCGGCAAGGCCCGATTCACCCTGACCAGCAAGGTCAGCGGCAAGTCGTTCACCTTCAAGGTGGACGCGCCGAAGAACCGCGAGACCGGCGAGACCGACCGCAGCATCCTGTTCGTCAAAGTGCTGAACGGCCCCAACAATGATTGGAACGGCGACTGGCTGTTCCTCGGCTTTATCCGACCGGACAATTCGTTCCGTCTCGCCGGCGGCAAGAAGGGCCACCCTGACGCGCCGTCGTTCCGCGCGATGGACTGGACCCTGAATCAACTCTTCAAGGGCGATATCCCCGAGACGCTGGAGATCCGGCACGAAGGCCAGTGCGGCCGCTGCGGCCGCGCCCTGACCCGGCCGGAAAGCATTGACAGCGGCTTCGGCCCGGAGTGTATAATGAAGATAGCTTAGCGCAACCGGATGCGCGGGGTTTATCCCTTTCCCCCGAACCGGCAACTGGGCAGCCCTTAACGGGCTGCCCTTTTTCTTTTCCACGTCAGGAAGTCAGCGCCCTCCTCTAGATTGGCGAACGCGCTGATCCTCCTGACGGCGTTCTCCTCCACGGGGTCGATCACGAATAGAATGGTGGCACCGTGCTCGTCGCGGTGGAAGTTATGCCGGGTCGCATATTCGTCGACCCATTTGTAACCACGAGCGCGACCCATCCAGACGACACGCCCATCCTCCATTTCCTCGTGAGTCAAAGCCCATGTGTGGTGGTGCCCGGCGACGTAGATGTCAGCGTCCTCGTCCCATAAAGCAGCTCGTTTTTGGCCGTGCAATCTGTTGTATATCGACGTTCCTTTGTGGTTATGCGCCGCGTCGATTTTAACTTCACCGCCGCCTGGGAACCGCAGCTTAAACTTG